GTTGTTGAATCTTGGATTGTTGAAGATACTAAAATGGATAAAACTGCAAAATACGGTTTAGATGTTCCAGAAGGCACTTGGATGATTAGTATGAAAGTAGAAAACGATGAAGTTTGGAACGATTACGTAAAAAGCGGAAAAGTAAAAGGCTTTAGTATTGAGGGGTACTTCGCAGATAAGGCAAAGATTAAGAAACCTAATTTAAAAGCAGAACTACAAGCCATTGAAGAATCAGAAGCGCAGTTTATGTTAAACAACATTAGGGCGTTAATTAAAAAAGATAAAAGAACTAAAAATGGCAAAAAGATTACGTTGGAAACATACAATGATTACCCATCAGGAGTTAGTAATAATGCTAAAAGAGGTATTGAATTTAACGAAAAGGTTAATAATAAATGCGCTACACAGGTTGGTAAAATACGTGCGCAGCAATTAGCCAACAAAGAAAACATCAGTTTAGAAACAATTAAAAGAATGTACAGTTATTTAAGCAGAGCAGAAGAATACTATGATGAGGGTAATAACGAAGCCTGCGGTACGATTAGTTATTTACTATGGGGTGGTAAAGCAGGATTAAGATGGTCAGAAAGTAAATTAAAAGAACTGGATGAAATCAATTTATCATCAATGGTAATTGATAATGATTTTGCAATTATAGATGATAGGTTGGCTTACAGCACACAGGAAAAAGCGGAGGAAATGGCAGAGAACATTGGCTGCAAAGGTTTTCATATACACGAATTTGAAGGCAAAGAATGGTATATGCCTTGCGAGAAACATAAAATAAATTAAAATAATAATTATGAAAAGTAAATGGAAAACACCAAGTAATACATCTCCTAAAAATAGTAATAGGGGTTGTTTATGCCCAGATGGCAAAAAATACAGTAGTAAATGTTGTGATGGAAGCCTACAGGCACAGGGAATAGGTAAAATATAAAATTTTTTTTGTAAAACCGCATAACACTTAACGTTTTTTTTTACATTAAGTATATATAATAATATAAACATTATGAAAGCAAACGAAATACTAAACAAAATCAAAAATATTGTTGGTGTGGAACTTTCTGAAGAAAAAACAGAATTAGCTGAAATCGTATTAGAAAACGGTACTGTACTTGTTGCAGAATCATTTGAAGCAGGTAAAGCAATCTTCATTAAAACAGAAGAAGAAGAAATTGCACTACCTGTTGGTGAATACGAATACGAAGGCAAAGTTCTTGTTGTAAAAGAAGAAGGTTTGATCGATAGTATTAAGGAAGCTGAAGCCGAGGCAGAAGCTGAAGAAGATGTGGAAGCTGAAGAAGTGGAAGCAAAAGAAGAAGTTCAATTCGTAAGTGTAGAACAATTTAATTCTACTATTGAAGAACTTAAAGCATTAATTACAGAGTTAAAAAGTGAAACTGAATTATCTGAAGAAACTGTTGAAGAAGAAACAGAAAAGGAAGAAGTAACAGAATTATCATCTGTAAAAGAAGAATTGGTTGAACCAATTAAACACAATCCTGAAGAGGAATCAAAAAATGTTCTTTTTACTATTGCAAGTAATAGAACTGAAACAACAAAAGATAGAGTATATAACAAAATATTTAATAATTAAAAAAAACAAAAATGGCTACTACTACAAGTATAACAAGCACATATGCAGGGGAATTTGCTGGCAAGTATATTGCTGCTGCATTACTTTCTGGTTCTACTATTGAGAATGGTGGAATAGAAGTAAAACCAAATGTAAAGTACAAATCTGTAATCAAAAAGGTTGCAACTGATGCGAATGTAATAAAAGATGCATCTTGCGATTTTACTGCAACAGGTGCTGTTACATTAACTGAAAGAATATTACAACCTGAAGAATTTCAAGTAAACCTACAATTCTGTAAATCAGATTTCCAATCAGATTGGGAAGCTGCACAAATGGGATACAGTGCATTTGATAAAATGCCTCCTAAATTTTCTGATTTTATTATCGGACACGTTGCAGGATTAGTTGCTGAAAAAACTGAACAAAACATCTGGGAAGGTGTTAATGCTACAGCAGGTGAACACGATGGATTAGTAACATTGGCTTTAGCTGATGCTGACGTAATTGATGTTGCATCTCACGCTGCGGTAACTGCTGCAAACGTAGTTGATAAATTAGGATCAATTGTTGATGCTATCCCTTCTGCACTTTACGGAAAAGAAGATTTATACATTTACGTATCACAAAACATTGCAAGAGCATATGTTAGAGCATTAGGTGGATTTGGTTCAAACGGATTAGGTGCAAATGGTGTTAATAACCAGGGTACACAATGGTGGAATAACGGAGGTTTATCATTTGACGGTGTAAAATTATTCGTTGCGCAAGGTATGGCAGATGACACTGCAATGGCTGCTGAAAAATCTAACCTTTACTTTGGAACAGGATTACTTTCTGATCATAACGAAGTGAAATTGTTAGATATGAGCGATCTTGACGGTTCGCAAAATGTTAGATGTATTATGAGATATACATCTGGTGTTCAGTATGGTATTGGTTCTGACATCGTTCTTTACCACGCATAAGAAATTAATTAATAATGGAGGGATGTAATTTCCCTCCTTTTAAAACTTTTAACAATGGCTTGTGATTTAACAATTGGGCGTAAGGTACCTTGTAAAGACGTTGTTGGTGGTTTAGTTAGATGCTGGTTTGTAAACTTTGGTTCATTAGGAACAGTTACAGAAACAGCTGACGAAATTACTGACCTTTCAGGAACATTTACAGCCTTTCAATACGAGCTAAAGGGTACAAACTCTTTAGATCAAACCATTACCTCATCAAGAGAAAATGGAACTACATTTGCAGAGCAAACGTTAACTTTAACATTTCCTAAAATGGAAAAAGAATTTCATAAGGAATTGAAGTTGATGGCTTACGGAAGACCTCACGTAATCGTAGAGGACAGAAACGGTAATTTTTTCCAGTGCGGTTTAGAACACGGAATGGAGATTACTACTATTGCTGCTGCATCTGGTACTGCAATGGGTGATTTAAGTGGATATACATTAACATTAAGTGGTATGGAAGTAAAGCCTGCTAACTTTGTTGCTGGTGGTACATCTGCTGATCCTTATGCAGGAATGAGTTCAGCGACAGTTACAGTAACTGTAGGAACTAACAGCTAACATAATTCATAATTGTGTGATTCATAATATATAGTTTGATTGGTGGGGAGGAAGTAGTTAGCCTCCCCTTTTTTTTAAATTATTTTGATACGATATGCAGATACTTACAACGACAGGAACAAGAGTTATAAATTTCATACCACGCGAAACAATAAGTGGTACTAAAACATATCAATTAGTTATCAAATCTGAAGCACAGAATAAAATTATTTTAACTGATAGTGCGGCTACATTTGTAGAATTAGATTATTTTTACACTTATACAACAACACAGGCTTTGCAAGAAAATAATTATTACACTATTACAATAACCAACACAACGGATAACACAATTATATTTAAAGATAAAATGTATTGTAGCGATCAAACATTATCAGATTATGAAATTAGTAATGGCGTTTACATAGAGCAAAGCACAGGGGATAATCAATTTATATATTACAATGGATAATTTACATTTAATACAATTAGGACAATACGAACGCCCAACGATAGTAGAAGAAAGAAACAAGGATTGGGTTAGTATTGGTGAAAATAACGATTATTATCAATGCTTAATTGATGCGTATATGGATAGTACAACAAACAATGCTGTTATTAATGGTGTTGTTAATTGTATTTATGGCAAAGGGCTTGATGCAACGGATTCAAGTAAAAAGCCAGATCAATATGCACAAATGCGATCTTTGTTAAAACCTAAAGATTTGCGCAGAGTTTGTCAGGATTTAAAACTATTAGGCGAAGCATCTTTTCAAATTACATACAATAAAGATAAGATTGCAAGCATAACACATTTCCCGCGTGAAACATTACGAGCAGAAAAAATGGATAGTAAAGGTAACATTAAGCATTATTACTATGCGCCTGATTGGGGTGCGGTTACCAGAAACACAAAATTAAAAAAGTTTCCTGTATTTGGAAGTGGAGCACAAAACGAAATTTATATAATTAAAAGATATGTTACTGGTTTTTATTATTATTCACCTGCTGATTGGGGTACAAG